AATTTAATTAAGCAGTGAAGCCGTCAGCACTTGATGCAACACCAACAGCGAACCATTGTGTACCGTCAGAAACAACCTCTAACATACTTCCTTTTGTTGCATCTGCGTGGAATGCACAATCATCATCAAAATTTACTCCAACTCCACTACCATCAACCCCAACACCGTTAAGGTCTGAAGTGGCCGTGATTGAAATAAGGCCAGCGCCTGAACCGAAGTTCTTCACAATTTTACACCACCATCCTGCACCGGCAATTCCGGCATCAGGCAAAGTGATAGTGCATGCAGCCGTTACGAATATGACTTTTCCGCAATCATTCTTAGTTAAAGTCCCCGACGATGCCATGGTCTTTACCTTCTTCCTATCCGCAGAGTATCTTCCTAATTTAGACATTTATTAATCTCCTATAATAAACAAAATCTTCGCACTAAACGTGCAATCAACAGTAAATAGTTATTAAAAATAGAAAACCCCCTTTCGAATCGAAAGGGGGCTCAATTTGTTATCTTAAGTTAGTTTAGCTTGCGCCAGACTCTCCTACAAGACCTCGAACAATCACAAGACCGTACATATCAGGGCGAACCATTTTCTTCGCATAACGAGTCATGACACCCTTTCTAGGCACGAAGTCTTCTGGTCCGAAGATCGTGGGAGTAGTTTGCAGCGGCACATAAGGTGCGTAAACATAACCACTTTCAAGGAAAGAAGCTCCTTTACGTCCCATCAAAACTACGTTTCGAGGGAAATAAGGATCAACGATCACATCCCATTTACGGCTAAGAGAACCAGACTTGACGGCACCAATCATTCCTTTGTCAGCATCTGCGGTCACGTTTGCACGGAAACCGGAGGTGAACTCAAGAATGTTAGCAACTTCAGGAGAGCAAACAACGAAGTTCGCACCGCCACGAAGTGTCTTACGATGGATCTGAGCAGAAACATCGTTCATGGTTTCGATCAAAGTCTCATACCATTCGCTAACCGTTCCGGTGAAGTCAGGAGCAGCAGCAGTAGCGCCCAATTCCGCACCAGTAGCACGATTAACGAAGAGACCAGGAGAACGACTCCAATAGTAGGTTCCAGCTTTAGCACCATTCACAAGGTCAGCCAAGATCTCACGATCGATTTCAAGAGCAATTTGCTCAGAAAGGATCGAGGTCAACTCAACTTCAGCGTCCAAGTTGTGATAAGCATTCAAGTCTTGTCCCAATTCGGGAGTCCACTTTGCTTTCAACTTCTTGGTCATTGCTGTGATAGCAATCTGATCGACCTTGATGTCAATCTCTGGAATTTCTTCATTACCTTCCAAGGGATAATTGAATCCAATGATCGCACCTTTTCCACCAGTAGCCCCGCCGCTATCAACTTGATCGCGCTCGGGATATTCAACAAGCAGAGCTTCCTGGTCAGCAACGGTATTTAAAAGGCCCGCATCTTCAGAAACAAAGAAAAAGCTCACACTGGTTCCATCAGTAGAAGTTAAGCGACGAATTTGCTTAGTATTGTCGGCAGTTAGGCCCGAGGTGCTAGCATCTATATCGTTCAAATCAAGAATGGCAACTTCAAAAGCATTAAGGTTTTCGAAGTCAGCCTGACCCAAATCAGATCGAGCAATTTGCAACTCAAGAATATTGGCCGCTGTTTCAGCAAGAACGTCAACGTCCCACTTGATCGCTTTCTTTTGCAATTCTGTCAAAGAGGCGATTGCAACGTTAATACCTGTGGTTATGTCTCCATGGGCCACATCGCTCGATCCAGTTGGAGAAGCGTATGCATAACCAACAGCTTCACGCGGACCTGAAACGTTCTCACCAAGAGAACCTACGAGCTCCACACCGCCGGTAATTTCCGAACCAACTTGATCCGTACCATAGATCGATTTATCAACAGTATTACCGAAACGGCTGTCTTGAGTTTTACTCGCTCCAATCTCAGAAGAGAATGTAAAGTCAAGGAAGAAGATCAGGCCAGAGGGCAAACTCATGGGCTGAACGCTTACAAGATCATTAGCAATAAGTCCGGCGAATACACGACGAACAATGGGGAAAGCAACGGCAGCAAAACCTTCAACAGCGTTGCTGGACATGCTTGTGCTTTCACGAAGGAGTTCCTTCGCTTGATTTTCGAGCAGTCGGGCCATCGTTTGTTGACCGTGCTCAGTATCGATACCTTCCAAAAGACCAGTGGCGGACCACTTGTCGAGGAGAGCTTGCCCTTCTTGGGCCATATCGCGACGGACGATACCTTCCGTCAGCTTTTTTACAATAGACATAGTTTAAAAAACCTCCTTAAATGTCTTAGTTAATGCCGGCTAGCTTCCTCATTCTCGTAGCAAAATCATGCTGCGGTGATGATTGGGCTTCTTTCCGGCGAGGCAAAATGGCAGAAAGGTTTGATTTTCTTTGAACTGACTCGCTCAGTGATTGTGGACCCTTCTTGTTGTCGGATCCCACTGTAGCCTTTAGAGTCTCGCAAAGAGATTTGGCCTCATCTGTAGTTTTTGCCTGTGCGATGGCTTCAACAATTTTTGTTTTTTGTCGCTCATTCAAGGAGGCATCGCCTAAAATTCGGTTGCTGTATAACAGCTTAGCATTTGAGAGAAGTGCTTCTTGCAACTTCTCATTAAATTTCAAAAGTGTTTGTTTGAGTTTCTTGTTGTTGGTCTCAAGCGATTTGACTCTTTCGGTCAATTTCACGTTACCTTTCTCAAGTTCCTCAAGTTCTTCCTGTCGTTTGGTTGACTGTGCAGCAGCGAGTTCCAACTCTTTGTCGTATTCTCTAGCTCCTTCATCAGTCACAATGTGGCCGTGCTTGACCTCACCGACATCCACGGTCAATTCTTCATCCAAGACCTCGGGTTCTGGATCATCCCCCACTGTATTAAGAAGGTCGAACAATTCTTGAAGCTGCATATCTGCTAACTCGTTGCCTCCTTCCATTCCAGTTTCAAGAGAATCTAGCCCGGGTTCTGTCCCGGTCTCACCGGCCATATCATCCAGCCCAGCGATCCCTTCGGCATCGGGCAATTCTTCTTCCATACCTGCTTCCATTTCCTGGATTTCTTCTTCGGGCTTCGTGGTATCGCCCAAGTCAATATTAAAATCTTCAGGATTAAATTCAAATTCCATCGACATTTCGACGGGCTGTTCGGCTGACATCGGAGTGCTAGCAGCAAAAGGAGCTTCAACGGCTTCTTCGTTTAGAGCTTCAGATCCATCATCTTTATCAAGCATCTCTTGTACGGCAGCTTTGATTTCGGGTGCGTATTTTTCAACAACGGCTTGTTCTGCATTTTTAAGAGCAGCTTCTCGTAAACTTGCTGCATCAATAATTGCTTGTTCTAACATAGATGACATCTACATTTCTCCCATATAAATATACCAATCACCAGTAAATAGTTAGAACAAACGAAAACGGCATAAGGAGTTTTGTTGTATAAAAAGATGGCCACCCGAAGGTGGCCATTGTGTTTAAGTCAATAAGTGAATTTACTCTTCCCAGTTACCATCTGGATCCCACTCATCATCAGGAAGTAAGGTCATGTTGAACTTATAGCGTTTCCCTGTTTTCTCATTTCTGAGAGACAAGAAGGCTTCCTCCTCTATGATTCTCCAAGATCCACGATCGTTCGCCAAGTTAAGGTCAGAGGTGTAAACGTTGCCCCAACGGAGAGAATCAGAACCAAGATCACTAGTGCCGTTCACCGCAGGAAGAAAGTCTTTACCATCAGCAAGTTCTAGATGCTGTCCTACCGTCAACTTAAAATTACCCGTGGTGGTTTTGAAAGTCAAGTATGCTTCGCCACCTTCTAAGATTTGAAGGGATGTTGCGTGATTAGTACCGATATCGATGCTCTTGTTTGCAGCAAAAGCAAGACCTCCACAATTCGTTATTGACTTGGCATTAGCATTCATATCTTCTCCGCCAAGTTTCAAACTATTAACTTTAACAACTCCGTTTCCTTGTGCTTGCAAGGTCAAATTGCTATAACCAACGCTTGAGCTTGTTTCAATAACTTGCCCTTCCAACTTAATCCTTCCAGTCCCACCCCCGG